TAGTGGTTTTGTATATACACCCTACAAGATGTAGTGATAGCCGAGTAAAACACAAGATGTAGTACCAAGTGGTGGTAATAATACCTATATAGACACTATATATAGTACCGACATAAGATGTAGTACCTGCCGAGCCGACTCGGTACGAGATATTGTACCCCGGGGTGGTACCGGTACGAGAGGCGGAGACCATAAGATGGCCACTCTCACAGTATTCTCGCCAATAAAGGCCGAGTCGAAATTTTTTCTCGCTCTATAAAGAAGGTCTCGAACCGAGCAATCACGGAGGAACGACCGAGCAATACTCTATTTGAACCGAGTAATTAGAACCGAGTATTACTCGGTTAGTACCGAGTCGACTCGATATATCTACCGAGTATTACTCGGTTTAATACCGAGAATTATTCAGTTAGTACCGAGTCGACTCGGTATAAAAATACTCGACTCGGTTCTAAATAATTTATCGAATGTCTCAATAGAGTCTTTACAAATAACTCTAATTATAGTAGAATAAAAGTAACTCGGAAGTTAGGAGGTAATGAATAATGAATAAAATCTACCTACCTGAGAAAATTGGAGGTGGGTACAGAGACTTTTGGAACTTCAAAGGTAGATATCGTGTTGTTAAAGGCGGTCGTGGAAGCAAGAAGAGCTGTACGATGGCCTTGTGGCTTATCTATAATATAATGAAGTATCCTCTCGCCAATGCTGTTGTTATCCGCCGGTACTTTAATACTCATCGTGATAGTACCTTTGCTCAGCTGAAATGGGCTATGAATCAACTTGGTGTTAAGGGTTCTTGGAAAGCTACAATGAACCCTCTGGAGCTCACCTACCTCCCGACCGGCCAGAAGATTCTATTCAGAGGTTTTGATGACCCTCAGAGTATTACCTCTATTACTGTAGAAACTGGTCACTTATGCTGGGTGTGGATTAAGTAACTTCGGTTCACACTTTAATAAACCGCTCTAATTTCTGGGACCTCCTATTTAATAGGACAACCAGAAGCCAAGCCTCTTTACATTCGGTTTCAGTTATGCTATAATAGGTGTACCACATAAGGAGGAGCTTATTATGGAAATTTGGAAACCGATTGTAGGAATACCTGGATACGAAGTGTCAAATCTGGGTAGAGTAAAGAAATTACCGTGCGGTAGAGGATTTAATAGCAAGGAACATATCAAGAAACCGACGCTGTCTGCAGACGGATATTTGCTGTTAAATTGGAAGACATCGGACGGTAAACAACATTCACGAGCAATACATAGGCTCGTGGCTGAAGCATTTATTCCTAATCCAGAACACAAAGACACGGTAAATCACATCGACGGAGATAAGACAAATAACAATGTCAATAATTTAGAGTGGGCAACTCGAAAGGAGCAGTTGACTCATGCGTATGCTCACGCACTACGAGTTTCTCACAAGGGTAGTAAAAACTGCAACTCTAAATTATCCCAAGACGATGTGATGTTTATTCGTACTCACACAGTAAAACGAAGTCGAACTCACGGAATTCCATCCATGGCGAAGAAGTTCGGAGTGAGCTACGAAACGATTTACAATGTATTATCAGGTAAATCCTACAAAGAGGAAGGTTCAACGACTATCCCTAACGGGAGTACACCTAAGTAGGTGGAAACGGGCGGCTCTGTCTATCATTCAGTATTCAGCATTTAGATGATAGGCCAAAGATATAGTCTACTCTATATAGTAATATATAGCAGTTCATAAGAGAACGGCTTGGAATTAACGACTCCAGGTGAATAATTAGTATGCGAAGAGGCTTTCCAGATTACTGATGAGGATGAGTTCAATAAACTCGACCTTTCTATCAGAGGTTCTTTACCTCCTGGATACTTTAAGCAAATCACCTTTACCTTCAACCCGTGGTCGGAGAACATTTGGATTAAGAAGAGATTCTTTGACGCTTACGAACGAGGAGAAAGAAAAAATATACTTTGCCTCACCACCAATTATATGTGCAATGAATTTTTAGATGATGCCGACCGAGAAGTATTTGAAGAGATGAAAGCTAAAAACCCTCGTCGATATCAAATTGAAGGTCTCGGAAATTGGGGTATCGCAGAAGGGCTTGTTTATAACAACTGGGAAGAACTTGATTTTGATATTCAGAAACTTCGTTCAATGACTGATAGAGGAGATAGACCTATCTATCGTGAACTATATGGTCTTGACTGGGGCTTCTCTAATGACCCGACAGGCTTCATTGCGTGCATGGTAAATGAGAAGACGAGGGAAATCTTTATCTTCGACGAAATATATGGGTACAGGATGACAAATCTCGAAATAGCAAACAAGCTGAAAGAGAAGGGCTATGATAAATGTCTTATTATCGCGGATAGTTCTGAGCCTAAATCTATTGAAGAGGTTCGTCAGGCGGGTATTCAGAGAATTCGTCCTGCTAAGAAGGGCCCTGACTCTGTTAGAGCAGGTATTCAGAAGCTCCAAGATTACCATATTTATGTTCATCCGAGATGCACAAACACTTTGATAGAGCTAAATAACTATGTCTGGGATAAAGACAAAGACGGTCGAGTTCTCAATCAGCCTGTAGATGATTACAACCATCTAATGGACGCCCTTCGGTATGCGTGCGAAAAAATCGGACAAAATAATTTCAGTTTTTAAGAGATATTTTTATCGAAAACTCTTTACAAACCGAGTGGTATTTGTTATAATATTACTATAATGTAGAAGGGGGTAGGTCTATGACGACTGTAGATATTTCATTGTTAGTAGTGCTGATTGGTCTTGTTGCGTCCGCATGCAGCATTGCAGCATTCTTTTTAGGGAGAAAAAAAGAGGCGACACAGGATGGACAGAAATCCGGTGCTATTGAAACAGATATTAAAAATATTTCTCGTCAGATAGATGAGATGAAAACCTCCTTCGACAGAATGAATCTAAAAATGGACGCCGTCGATGAAAAAAGAGAAAGTGAATATAGAACTATGCTTGTTAGCGTGACAGAACTATCTGCTAGCTACAAGTCGCTTCACAAGCGTGTTGATGCTATCGAGCAGAAACTTGATTTTAGACAGGAGAGGTGATTAAATGTTCTGGATTGGACAGAGTCAAACGGAGATTATCTCAAAACAAATCGCAGATGATTCTCCTCAAGGAAAAGAACAGACAGCATTCCTTACCACAGTTATTTCTGAATTTGAAGGAAGCGAGTTCAGAAAATATATGGATGTTGCTTGGAGATACTATAAGAATGAGAATGACATCCTGGAGAAGAAGAGACAGGTTATCGGTCGTGATGCTGAAAACAATGCTGTCCTCATGGAGTCGAAAGTTCTTACGAATAACAAGCTGTGTCACAACTTTATGAAGAAGCTTACTCGTCAAAAGATTGGATATATGCTTGGTAAGCCTTTTACATTGAGTGCAAATAAGGAAGACGATTTTAAAGCAAAAGAGATGTTCAGTCTCGTCAAGGAATATTTCGGAAAGGACTTTTTCAAGCTCATTAAGAATGTCGGTCGTGATTCCATCGTTAAAGGTATCGGCTGGATTCATGTATATTATAATGAAGAAGGAAAACTCAAATTCATGCGTTGTGCTCCAGAAGAGGTTATTCCTCTTTGGGCAGACAGCGACCACACGGAGTTAGATGCAGTTATTAGAAAATATACTGTAGAAAGATACCATCAAGGAAGAAAGACCTTTCTTAAGTTTGTGGACTATTACACAAAAGAGGGCGTCTATCATTATAGGTACAATGATAATGGTTCTCTTGTTGTCGACGAAGAAAAGGGTATGCTCTCGCCCAATTTCTCTGTTAAGAGTGTAGGACAGGACGGGAAAGAACAAGAGATTGGCGTCTCGTGGGCAAAAATTCCATTTATTCCCTTTAAGTACGACCCTGACGAACAAAGTTTACTGGTTCGTATAAAGTCTCTTATTGATGACTACGACAAGAAAACAAGCGGAATTGCAGACAATGTAGACGACTTCCCTAATTCCATCACAGTGGTTAAAAACTACGACGGAGCATCTAAGGAAGAGTTCGTTCACAACAAGAATCAGTATCGAACCATTTTCGTACAGGGTGATGGTGATGCTCGTGCAATGGAAACTCCTCTTAATATAGAAGAGGTGGACAAACATCTTCAGCGTCTTCGTGAAGATATTTACGAATTCGGTCAGGGTGTTGATACTGCTAATAAAGATATCAGAGATACTTCAGGCGTTGCTCTTCGTTTCCTTTATGCTGACCTGGATATGGACTGTATCGATTGGGGTAGCGAATGTGAGTGGTCGCTGATGTCGCTTATCTGGTTCATTCAGCAGGACCTTATCGCTCGTGGCAAGGGCGATTTCACAGATGTCAGCTACAGCATTATCTTCAACACAGATGTCATCATCAATGAGACTGAGACAATTCAGAACTGCTTTACCAGTGCTGGAATCATCTCCGGACGCACTATTGCTGATAATCATCCTTGGGTATTGAATGCAGACAAGGAAATGAAGGACTTGCTGGACGAGCAAGGAGATGTTCTTGACCTTGAGTCCGAATACGGTGAGAAGATAGCTAAGACAGCGGAAGGTCAAACGGTACCGAAGATATAGAAGGTGATTAAATGAAAGGTAGAGATTATTGGGAAGAGCGAATGACGAATGCGACACTCGCATCTGAACGCTCTGTCCTGGAATATGAGCAGATGCTGCTTGAGGCATACGAACTTGCTTTAATCGAAATCCGCAAAGAGATTGATTCTTTCTTTCAGAAGTACGCCAAAGACAATAAGGTGCCATATTCAGAAGCTCGTCGCAGATTAACTCTTGCTGAAAAGAAGAGTTTTCAGACGATGCTTAAGGAGTGGTATTCTATTGCATCTGAAAATGGGTACCCTGCAGAATACAAGCAGTACCTGCAGGAGCTCGGAAAGAAAGTTTACATCACTCGTCTTGAATCACTGGAAGCATCTATCCGGTACGAGATTGAAAAGTTAAAGACCAAACAGTATCAATGGATGTCAGACCTTATGGCTACAAACTATATGGCAGGGTATTACACCACTTATTATAATGTAGCCCAGGGTCTTGAGGTTTCTGTCAACTTTGCGACGGTGGACAAGACAGGTATCGAAAGAGCTGTCAAAGAGAGATGGGACGGACGAAATTATAGTGACTCGGTATGGAATGATAAAGCAAAGCTCATAGAAGCAATACAAACCATTCTTCCTCGGTCATTTTCAATGGGTCTTAATTCTAAAACTCTCGGTGATATGCTAGCAAAGGAACTCAATGTATCTAAAAA